GAACATCTGCTCTGCGACTTCGGGGCCTCGCTTCTTCGCCACCTCGTCGAAGGCCGCCGTCTGGCCGAAGCGGAGCAGCGACTGGTCGAAGTCAGCGCCGAGCACTTCTTGAAAGTCGGACAGGACGCCAGCGGCTCCGTTCACAGACTCAGCATCCCTGAACATCCGACGCTTCAGGAGGTTGAGCAAGGCCCGCACATCCTCGGTCGTGAGGTGGTCGGTGTGTCCGCAATCCGTGGTGGCGCTCATCAGGCGTTCACCCGGCCATCCTGTAGTGCCTCGACGCCGTTTTGCTGGCCCTCGCCCGCCTCCGGGTCGCAGCCCAGCCTGTAGGCGGGAAGGAACCTGCCCTTCACCGACTGTCCGCTCTCGACGAAACCTTCGTAGGTGACGGTCGTGTGGAAGTCGATGTCGTTGACGCCGGGGTTGGCGCAGTAGTAGCGAACCGTCATCCACTCCGTAATGGCGTCTGCCATCTCGTAAGGCAAGTAGCCCTGTCCGCACCTCGACTGGGGCGACGCTGCGACGTAGCCGTCGTCGTCGATCAGGTCTTCCTGCCGCCAGATGCTCAGCGCCACCGCCTTCGTGAGGCGGGGCTGGTTCCGCTCGTCGATGTCCACATGCTCGTGAACGGTGACGGTGCCGTCGTAGTTGACGACCTTGAAGTCGGCCTCGATGCCGACGGTCATCGTCACCGGGCGGTCCGATTCGATCCGGCCCGGCCAAAGGGCGTCGGGCGAGACGAGTCGGTGGACCCGAGCCTCGTGCTCGGTGCCCTCTGGGAACGAACCCGGCTCGAACGGTCCCTCACCGGCGGCGGTGTAGAACCGGAAGTCGAACTCCTCGCCACAGTCGATGCAGGCGTCGTTCTCCCAATACTTGCATCCGCACCAGCAGCGGTGGCATCCGCTGTTGGCGAAGGCGTTGCCGAGGTTGTCGATCTCGACTGGGAACTTCTCGTTGGTGACGGTCATCGGATCAACCCTTCCTCGTGTGCAGCGGTTGTGGCGTTCTCGAAGTACGACTTGACATCCCGGCGCAACTCCCTGACGCCGCCGGGGGCGTCGATGCCGTATGTCATGTCCCACGCCTCGGCGTCGACCTCGACGGTGAAGTTGATGTTGACCTTCACCCATTTGACTTCGACCCAAGGGTGGCTGGCTTCCGTGGCTTCGTAGGTGGCGGTCATCACTTGGCCTCCTTCGCTGCCCGCTCGGCGGCATCCTGCTCGATGATGGCCGTCCGACCGATGCGATCGTCGCTCCAAGTGAGCCAGCCCATCTTGCGGGCGTGGTCCAGCGAGCAGACCCGGCTTTCATCTGCCAAGACGATGCCCGTCCCGTCGATGTGGGTCCAGAGTCCCCAAACCTGCTGAGGAATGATGTCGCCGGTCACCGGGTGAGCCTGCGAACGCTCGATGCCGTCGATCCTCTTGAACTTGACGACGGCGGTGTCGTCCAATGGCGTGGCGTAGTAGAAGTAGGCGTAGCCTCCCACGGGGATGACCTCGCCGTCTGCAGTGCGGATGGTTTCTGACATTGGTTGTGCTCCTTGGTTGGTGGTACCCATCACTCGTTAGTATAGGACCTAGGGGTACCTATATGCAAGCGGACTCGCAATGTTCAGGGCATGCTTATCTATGCACGAGCGACGGCCCTCGTTGCCCCGCAGAGTCACAAGGCTGTTGGCTAATCCGACGAATGGGCGTGCTCGACGTGTAACATATGTCTCGTCCCAAGTGCTCGCGTAGCCAAGGTGCCCGCTGTGGCCGGTGGCTCCGGCCGTGGCGTGTCCGAAAGGAGTGTCATGCCGAGGTATGTAGTCACCGGAGGAGCAGACGGCGTGTCCGGAGTCGAGGTTGACGGCAGGCGGTACGAGCCGGGCGACACAGTCGAGATTCCGACCGGGAAGAAGGACTGGCGCATCGCCGCCGGGTATCTGGAACTCGCTTCCAAGGCGAAGCGCGCCCGCAACGACAGCACCCGTCCCGTTGCTGACGATCAGGCGGCTCCCGAGAACGAGACGCACGCCAAACTCGCTCCGAAAACACCCGCAGGAGGTAAGAAGTAATGCCCACGTTCGTACACGGGAAAGGAACAAAGGTCTACCTCGACGAGTTCGACCTGACGCCCTTCTTCAACTCGGCCGATGTGACGCTCACAAACGAGACAGCCGAGGTGACTTCGTTTGCTGACTCCTCGAAGGTATATCTCCTCGGGCTGGCTGATGGGACGTTGACCATGAGCGGGATGTGGTCGGCTGACACCGACGGCTCCGACGAGGAACTACAGGCGATCCTCGGCTCGGCTTCGGCGGCGAACATCACGGTCGCCGAGGCTGCCGGGACGATCGGCAACCGGGCAACGATCGCCCGATGCGACGAGGTCAACTACTCCATATCCAACCCGGTTGCAGATGTGTCCACCATCACCGCCGACTTTCAAGGCACCGCCAACAGTGGCGCACTCGGGTCAATGACCTACGGGGTAACCGGAGGCGTCCAGTTGACCACGGCGTCGTCAATCGACTACAACGCCCTCGGCAGCCTGAGCGGAGTGGATGCTCCGCTCGCAGCGTCGTCGTCGGCGGGTGGAGCAGGGCTGCTCCATGTCCCGACGAACAGCATCGGCGGGGGAGCGACCACAATCAAGATTCAACATGACTCGGCTTCGGACTTCTCGTCTGCTGCCGACCTCATCTCATTCACCAATGTCTCGGCTGCGACCAAGACATCGGAGATGGTGGTGTGCTCAGGTACTGTGAATAGGTACGTTAGAGCGACCGCCAGCACAGCAGGCTCCTCAGGGAGCATCACCTTCATGGTGTCATTCGCAAGGTTCTAGGAGGACCGACTAATGCCAACCTTCGTACATGGTAAGAGTACCGACTTCGAGTTGGACGACACAGGAGGCACGAGCCGTTCACTGGCGAACGTGCTGACTTCTGTTGACTTCCCGGAGACAATCGACACGGCTGAAACAACCGCCTTTGGTGCCACGAGCAAGTCCTACATCGTAGGGCTGCGCGATGCCACCATCTCAGTAAGCGGCTTGTGGGATGCCACTATCGACGGCTACATCATCGGCACCGAACCGGCGTCCCGGACGTTCATCTTCGGCCCGGCGGGTAGCACCGGGGGCAACGTCAAATACACGGGCGAGGCGATCCTCACCAACTACTCAGTCTCAAACCCGGTGGCGGACGTCGTGACGTTCAGCCTCGATCTTCAGGTCACAGGGAACGTGACTCGCACCACATACTGATCTCGTAACAACAACAGAAGGAGTGACCATCGTGTCCAAGTTGAGTGAAAAGATCAGGGCTGTCGACGACGGCAGCGCGGAGTTGTACGAAGTGCCCGAATGGGATGTGGTTGTCGAGATCAGGTCGATGACTGCTCGTGCTCGCGCCTCGTTCGTGGCTGAAATCGCCGGAACCGGAGGTGACTTGACTGAAGCCAACGACCCGAACCGAATCATGGGGATGTGGTGGCACGTCATTTCACAGACATGCTTTGACCCGGACACTGGCGACTTGGCCTTCGAACCGGACGACGTCGAGTGGCTATTTGAGAAGAATGCACGAGTGGTGAACGACCTTGCCAACCAGTGCATGGAGGCGTCCGGCTTGACCGAGGAGGCACAGGCGGACATGGGAAAAGACTCCTCGGGTTTGCTGATCGACGAGGACGGCGAACTCCTGAGCGTCGGCTCTACTTCCGGCTAGCCCGAGAACTCAGTATGACAGTAGCCGAACTCCTAGATCGGATGTCATCTGCTGAGTTGGGCGAGTGGGCGGCTCTCTTTCAGATTGAGAATGAGGAAGCCGCCCATCAGAGGAGTGTCGCTTCCTCGCGTTCGAGAGTGAGGCGGTAGGTCATGGCTCAGCGCGTCGGGTCTGTGACGGCAGTCGTAACTGCCAACACGACTCAGTTTACGAAGGCCATGTCGCAGGCTCAAGCGAAACTGGCGACGTTCGGGAAGGCAGCGTCGAAAGTCGGCAAGGGCATGACCATGAAGGTCACCGCCCCGCTCGCTCTCATCGGTGGCGCGTCGATGAAAATGGCGATGGACTTCGAGCACTCGATGGCTCAGATCCAATCGCTGGTGGGCCTGAGTGCAGAGACTGTCAAGGCGTTCGAAGCCGACGTCATGCGCCTGTCGGGAGAAACGGCGCGTGCTCCGAAGGAACTGGCCGACGCCATGTTCTTCATCACCTCGGCTGGCTTGCGAGGCGCAGTGGCTGTAGAGGCGTTGGAAGCCTCAGCGAAGGCAGCAGCAGTTGGAATGGGCGACACGGTCGCTGTAGCCGACGCAGTAACCAACGCGATCAACGGCTACGGCGCAGCCAACATCAGTGCCACGCTCGCTACCGACATTCTCGCCAAGACAGTCGAGCAGGGCAAGGCGTCAGCGGCTGATCTCGCTCCCACCTTCGGGCGGCTGATTCCGATGGCTGCCGAGTTGGGGATCGGGTTCGATCAGGTCGGTGCCGGAGTGGCTTTCCTGACTCGGGCCTCCGGCGACGCTCGAATGTCGGCGACACAGTTTGCCGCGACAATGAAGTCGATTCTGAAGCCGTCACAGTCGGCTCGCGCAGTGTTGAACGAGATTGGCTTCTCGCTCACCGACTTGCGAGCGGCGGCGAGCACCGACCTCCTCAGCGCGCTTCAGACTCTGCGGGAGAAGTTGGAGGCGAACGGGTACGAGTTGTCGAATGTGTACGAGGACATCCGTGGCTTGAACGGTGCACTTCAGTTGACTGGCGTCCAGACCGACGAGGCGAGAAAAGTGTTCGACGCTCTTGCCCAGTCGGCTGGGAAACTCCAAGAGGGCTTCGAAATCGCCGCCGTGACGACCAAGTTCAAGTTCGACAAGGCCATCGCAGGCCTGAAGGCGTCGTTGACTACTTTCGGAGCGACCGTCGCCACTGTAGTGCTGCCGATGATTGAGAGTTTCCTCGGTTTCGTCACCTCGTTGTTCGCGGCTTTCGAACGCCTCAGCCCGGGGATGAAGAAACTGGTCGTCACGCTTGGCGTTCTCGCGGCAGCAGCAGGTCCTGTGCTGATGGCCATTGGAATGATCGCAACAGGCCTGTCGGCCCTGTTGGCTCTGAGCGGTCCCGTAGCCCTGCTGCTCGGCGCTGTCGCTGTTGCAACAGTTCTCGTGACCAAGGCGTTTATCTCTGTCGCTGGGCGAGCCAAGGAAGCACAGGAGCGGACTGACACTCTGCGCGCGGCATGGGTCAAAGCGGAGGACCGGGCGGGGACGTTCAAGGGGGAAATCGAAGGTCTGAAAGAGCAACTCGACGCCCTGAATGAAGCCTCGGCTGAAGCCAACGATGCAGTGAACGGTTTGGCTGCCGGGTTCGGCGAACTGGACCTCGCGGGTGTGCTGCTCGCCGAGGTCGTCAACCGAGATGTCCGAGGGGCGTTCAACGATTACGTCACTGCAATGGATCGTCACAACGCGATGATGAGTCAGGGGAAGCAGGACTACGAGGAACTCGCCTTTTCGATCAACAAGACGATCGGATTGGAAGAGGAGAACGTCAAGGCGATCCGGGACTCAACGGTGTTCATCGGCAAGGAACGCGAGGCGATCATCAAGGCGATCCGGGCGAGGGACCTCTCCGGGGAGCAACTCAAGGAACTGTTGCGGTCGATGGACGCGACAGCCGACGCCCATGTCAACCTCGCCAAGGAGAACAAGGAACTGGCGAAGTCGTGGTTGGACGACACTGACAACGTAGTTGCCTATGTCAAGGCCCTCGACGAGGACACGGTTGCCGAGATCAAACGCTTGAAGGCAAACAAGGAGTACGTCAAGGCTGCGACGCTCGCTATCGACGCGACGAAGACAGCGACCGAAGCGGCCAAGGCTGAGGCTGAGGCAGTTGCCAACAACTACGGGCAGTACGTCGAACTGGATTCTG